TTATCTACACGGACATCAAATTGCAACCCTAGATCATGTTAATCAAGCGTTGAAATTGTCATCCTGTGGTTATCAAACTAACACCACAAAATCACGACTAAATGCTATTTTACAGGAGATAGATTACGGTTGCAGAGTGTTTCAAAAGAATTGGGATTGGTACTTCAAAAGTAATAACAATGGCACTGTAGATTTTTGGGATGGAATGATACTTTGTGGGGGCAATATCCTCTAACAAAGTAACACTTTAAATCCTCTAATTCTCTCTCAATTCTTATTACTTATGAACACCTATTCTCCAGACATTTATGACTACATCCTCAAAGAATATGAGGCATCTGGTTATAAACTATTCTACGACATGTTTGGTGTTTTAGATAACAACGAACCACTAAAGATCTTTGAGGGTGATTAACACCCTCTTTTTTATGATTTGCAGTCTTATGTAATAACCAAAGAGAACATATTAGCATTCTTAAGTATAAACAATAGCCAGTTGTTTTGCGTTGTTGTTTGTTATCGCCCTTGGGCGTTGCCGTTTATAAAAAAGCTAGCTACCCTAACCTACAACGAACCCAGAAAGCGAGTGTTATAAAAATTCCGAGCATATTCAAAAACCCCCAAGACCCCAATTACCATATAAAAAAATTCCCAGTATAAAAAAATGTTAAAAACCCCTTTGCAATATATACTTTTGAATGATATAATAAGAATGTTATGAGATTAGAACTAGACGAGTATGAGAAAGACACACTGGTCGAGACAATTCAGTATCGCATCGAGAACGACGAACACCTTCTGACCAACGCCTCAATAAAAGATGATCTCGAAGACCTTATAGACAAGTTTATAGAAGATGACTATTAATCCGTTAAGAGCCCTATACTATCCAATATGTGGAGACTGTAGAACATGTAAAGAAATTGACAGGTTTGTACTAATGATGATGCTGATAATCGACGAGGATTAGAATGAATACTTATAATATTAGTGTAAATGAAAGATTAGTACTACAGAATGTTCCTGAGAAGAACGTGGAGATGCGTAAGGAGCAAATTGCAGAGATTATCTGGATGAAATCGAAAGAACCGAACATAGAGACCATTAAAGATACAATTGATGTCACTCTAAATAAAAACTAACCATTGCAATTATTTCATTGAAGTGGTATAATAACCTTATAGTATTCCAAAGATTATGGCAAAAGGATTTACAGTTAAAACTGCAGCACCATTAAAGAAGAAAGATAAATCAAACGAGTTCAGTATAGAGAAAGCAAAGGAGATGGTCAAAGGTAAGACCATTGTATTCTGTCTACCTGGTAGAGGAGTCTCCTACATTTTTCTAAAGGCATTCGTTCAGTTGTGTTTCGATCTTGTGCAGAGTGGGGCAGCGATACAGATATCACAAGACTACTCTTCAATGGTCAACTTTGCACGTTGTAAGTGTTTAGGTGCTAATGTTCTTCGAGGCCCAGATCAAGTACCGTGGGATGGTAAACTCAAGTATGACTATCAGTTATGGATTGACTCTGATATTGTATTTGATGTCGAGAAGTTCTATCGCTTGGTATGGATGGATAAACAGATCGCAGCAGGGTGGTATTGTACCGAGGATGGAAAGACTACTTCCGTTGCACATTGGTTGGAGGAAGACGATTTCAGGCAGAACGGAGGCGTGATGAATCACGAGACTCTCGAAACTATGTCCAAGAGACGTAAACCTTTCACTGTTGACTACACTGGATTTGGTTGGCTATTGATTAAGAAGGGTGTATTCGAGCACGAAGGTCTTAAGTATCCTTGGTTTGCTCCGAAGATGCAGGTATTCGAATCTGGAGAGGTTCAGGATATGTGCGGAGAAGACGTATCTTTCTGTTTAGATGCCATCGAAGCAGGTTTTGAGATATGGTGTGATCCTGGTGTCCGTGTGGGACATGAAAAGACTCGAATCATTTAGAGTCCTTATGAAAAAAATCGGCGTAAAAACGCCGTCGTCAAAGTAAACTAAAAGGAGAGAACTACTATGGGTATGAGAAGTCTGGTTGGTGAAACACAAGTAGAAGCCAAACCAAAAAAATCAAGACAAGGAAGAGGTAAACACTCAAAATACTCGGCAACCTCCAGAAATGGAGCAAAAAAGAGATACCGAGGACAAGGTAGATAAAATAAGACCCCCGAAAGGGGGTTTTTTAATGCCGTACTAAATATAGTAGGTAAAAACTAGTGAAAATGACCGAAAATACAGTACGTGACCTGTGGGAAGACCCCAGAAAACCCAAAAAAAGGGTAATTCAGGAGTTAATGCATGACTATGCACCTAATTATGACCTAAATGAGGGGGATTCGGAGTTATATAATGACCCAAATTCCAAAAAACCATTATAGATATACTATAGTGTATTTAAATTGAATGGCTACTCAAATTTCTCGCACATTTAAGGACATTAGTTTCTCTTTTAAGAGACATCCAGTTACAAATGACGTAACTGTACTTAAAAACGAGGATGCAATCAAAAAATCAGTACAAAATCTCGTTAGAACTCATGTAAATGAGCGATTTTTTAATGAATTGTTGGGTACTTCTATCGAAAGTAGTCTTTTTGAACTAGTAGGTGAAGATATTAGTGCTCCAATAGAAGAAGAAATCGAAACACTACTTGAAAACTTTGAACAAAGAATCAAAACTACTAAAATTGACGTAGATACTGAAAGAGATTATAACGGATTATACATTACTATTAAATATAATATTGTTGGATTACCATTTCCAACACAATCTTTAGAATTTTTACTACAACCTAGCAGATTATAATGGCATTTAACCAATTCACTAACCTAGATTTTTATGATATAAGGACTCAGATTAAAGACTATCTGAGGGGTAACTCTAATTTTAGTGATTTTGATTTTGAAGGGTCTAACTTTTCTATTTTAATCGATACTCTAGCGTATAATTCATATATTACAGCATATAATACCAATATGGCTATCAATGAGTCATATATTGATAGTGCTACTTTAAGAGAAAATGTTGTTTCATTAGCAAGAAATATTGGTTATGTCCCACGTTCAAAGAAATCTTCTACTGCAAAGGTTAATTTTACGGTAGATGTAAGTAGTACAAAGGCAAAATCCCTTAAATTGCATAAAGGGATGGTAGCATCAGGTCAAGTTTCCAACGGAGACTATGTATTTTCTCTTCCAGATGATATAACTGCTAATGCAGATGCTAATGATATAGTAAATTTTACTGATGTTGAAATATATGAAGGAACGTTCCTTACAAAAACATTCACGGTTGATAATTCTCAGGTAGATGCAAAGTATATTCTACCAAATGCGAACATTGATACTTCTACAATTAGAGTAACAATAACAAACCCATCAGGAACAGAAGAAGTTTATAATAAGTATGAAAACATCTATCAAGTTAATTCTTTATCAAGATTGTTCCTAGTACAAGAAATAAGTGATGAAAAGTATCAACTTTTATTTGGAGATGGTACTTTAGGTAGAAAACCAGAAGATGGAAGTACTATTTCTGTAAGTTACATTGTTACACAAGGTGAATTGGGTAATGGAGCTGCTAATTTCTCATTTAATGGTAAATTAACTTATACAATTGGTGGAGTTGATCAATCTGTTACTGATGGAGTATCATTTATAACCACTACACAAGCGTCTGAGAACGGTGCATCAATAGAATCCGTAGATTCTATCAAATACCTTGCTCCAAGGGTCTATGCGTCTCAGCAGAGGGCAGTGACAGCGAATGATTATATCAGTTTGATACCTAATTTGTTCTCAAATATCGATTCTGTTAGTGCATATGGAGGAGAAGAACTTGCTCCACCCGAATATGGAAAGGTTTATATTACTATTAAACCTAAGAATGGTGAATATTTGTCTGATGTCTCTAAAGATGCTATTAAATCAAAATTAAAGCAATTTACAGTTGCTGGTATTAAGCAAGAATTTGTTGATTTGAAGTATTTGTACGTTGAATATAATTCAACAGTCTCTTATGATCCTGGATCAACAGAATCTAAGGAAGGATTAGCATCAAGTATCGTTAATGCTATCTCAACTTATTCCAGATCTAGTGATATTAACCAATTTGGAGGAAGATTGAAGTATAGTAAACTTTTGAATATAATTGATACTGTTAGTACTTCAATTACTTCTAATATTACTGTTCTTAAGATGAGAAGGAATTTGATTCCTGCTTATAATAAATTTGCTAACTATGAACTTTGTTATGGTAATAGATTCCATAAAGATATGGAAGGATTTAATATAAGGTCTTCTTCATTCAAACTAGACGGTGTTGAAGGTAGTGTATATCTTTCCGATTTACCTGATGAGACTGGTGATACTGGAGTAATACGATATTTTACTATTGTTGATGAAAAACCCAATTATATCAACCTTAATGCAGGTACAGTTGACTATGCAAAAGGTGAAATTATCTTATATCCAACAAATATTTCATCTACTGGACTTACTGATAAAGTAGAAATTGAGGTTATACCCGAATCTAATGATATTATCGCAAAACAGAACCTTTATATTGTGCTAGATACTACAGCAAATAGCAAATTGCATCTTTTGGAAGATATTGTTACATCTGGTCTTAATAGGTCTGGAAACGAATATATCCCACCATCAAGCTTCGTAAGTACCAAAAATTATATTAGATAAGAAATGGCAGATAAAAAAGTAAAAATTTCAAATATTTTAGGTAGTTTAATACCTGATTTTATTGAAGCAGAAAGTCCTTTATTCAAAGAATTTTTAGAACAATATTATCATTTTGAAGAACATGAATATGGTGCTACTAATCTTTCGGATGATTTAGCAGAATATAAGAATATTTCTAAGTTAGCAGATATAGAGACAGTAAGAGCACAGACAATAATATCCACGGGAGAGACCGCACCACCCCAGATAGTGATCGCTACAGCAGAGATACTTACTTATGATGATGTAATCAATGTAAATCATACAAAGGGGTTTCCAGAGTCTTATGGCCTGATTAAAATTGATAATGAAATCATAAGTTATACTGGTAAAACTGCCACATCATTTACTGGATGTATTCGTGGATTTAGTGGTGTCAGTTCAATTGAATCAGCAGGAAATCCAGAGTTTTTAACTTTTTCTAATACATTAGCAGATGCACATATAGCAACATCTCCTGTTGTCAATTTAAGTTTTATCTATTTGGGACAGTTTTATAGTAAGTTTAAAACCCATTTCTTACCAGGAGTCGAAAAGAGACCATTTTCACCTGGTCTTTCTGTTGAAAATATATTAACAAGAGCAAAAGATTTCTATGCAGCAAAGGGAACTGATACTTCATTAGATATACTATTCAAAGTTCTATTTGGTAAACCAGTAACTATCAATAAACCATTCAATAGTACTATTGTTGCATCTGATGCTGAATGGGATAAGGGTGACCAAGTTATGGTTGAAGCCATAGAAGGAAATCCAATGAATTTGAAGTTTTCTTCACTATATCAAGGAGATTTAGACACATTTTCAGTTTTAACTAAAGAAAATTCTACCGCAAGTGGTGCAATTTCAAACGTAGAAGAGGTATTTTTAGAAAATAAGACATATTTCAGAATTTCACTATCAAGAGAAACTATTGATAGAGGAATTGATCCTCTTTTTGAGAATAGATTTACTATTAATAATAAGACAAAAGTTATTGGGACAAATGATACTGAAGATACTGTAAGTGTTGATTCTACTGTTGGATTTGGTGTTAGTGGTTATTTTTGGTACCCAGATACATCTGGGACATATCAACAAGTTGCATATACTTCAAAATCTTATAATCAATTCTTTGGATGTGTAGGTTTAACAACTAGTATTCCTCAAAATACATCAATAATTAGTAGTAATTTTGTATATGGTTATGAGGATAATGATACATCTAAAATATGTAAAATGAGAATAAGTGGCGGTATTTCTGGTATTTCCACTGGTTTTGAAAGTACAAAATTCCTTAATGTAGGTGATACAATTAGTACAAGATACGTTGGCGAAAAAACAGATGTTTTGGAAAGAAAATTCAATACTTGGACATATAATTCACCTATAGAATATGATGTATTATTAAAAGATGTGGTAACAGGAACTTCTGGTATCCAAACTGGAGCTGGTTCTGGTGGTAGTATAACTCTCTTAGATATTCCCTCTATAAAGAAAGGTCACTTTATAGATGTTTATGAAAGAGATACTGGAGCATTTTTAGGAAATAATATGCCAGTAAGTGAAGTTACTGCTAATATTGTAAAATATACCAACGAATTAAATGTTAATAACGTAGCAGATCCTGGAAGAAATTACTCTATACGAGACAATATAAGATTTGTTTCTTCAAGACTTGGTTTAGGAAATGTATTAGCAGATATTCAAAATTCTTTTGTTGATCGTAAAGGTAATGCATATGTTGCTTTTTCTGGATATCCCTCAAGTGATTTTGATACTACTGACAGATCAAAGACATTTCAATCAAAAAATGTTGTAGGTTCAGGAATATCAATTGTTGATCATGAATTTTTGAATGGAGAAAAGGTATATTATCAACCATCAACTAATGATAGTGGTATAGTTGGAATAGATACTGGAATTTATTACATTCAAAGAATTGATGATGATAATATTAGATTATCATTAAGTAGACAGAGCATTTTCAGTAATGATACATTATGGGATCTTAAAACTGCTGCTGGTTTAAGTACTCATCCATATTGGAATCAGTTTCATACTGGTTCTGGTCTTGATGAACATAAAATAATACCACATAGTTTATATCGTGGTGGATCTCTAAAAAATCAGAATAATTTCAAAAAGATACCAATTACACCAGCAATAGCAAATGAACATGATGATATTATTGGTGCAGTTGGAGTTACATTAAATGGACTTGAATTGCATTCTGCAATTTCTCAAGATTCTGTTCATTATGGTCAAATTGACAAAATAAATGTTTTAACTAGTGGAAGTGACTATGATGTTATAAATCCACCAAATGTTTCAGTTGGAGATAGTGAAGGAAGTGCTATAGATTGCAATGTTCATCTAAATGATGGTCAAATATCTGAAATTGTAGTTACAGAAAGTGGATGGGACTATTATGCACCACCTGCAGTATCAATAACTGGAGGTAATGGTATAGGTGCAGAATGTCAAGCAAGATTACAAGCATTTACACATTCAGTTGCAGTTGGAGAAGCTAGTGTAGGTACGGGAACCACAATTGGTAAAATTACACTTCCTACTGGAGAAACACATAGATTTTTAGATGGAGAAGAAATTGTATATAATGCATCAAATACTGCTGTTGGTATTGCTAGTACTAATGCTCAATTAGATTATAATAAAGCAGGAGTTGGAGCTACAACATTCTTAGTAGATGGTGCAACTTATTTTGTCGCAAAAACTGATGATACTAAGTTTTCATTGGCAATAACAAAAGAAAGGGCATTAAATAAAGAATTCTTAATTAATTTTCTAGATAATGGATCAGGAACTCATACATTTATTGCTAAAAGGAAAAGAAAAAAGATTAGTGAAATTGTAGTTAAAAGTCCTGGATCTAATTTTGGTTATAATAAAGTAGAGGTAGATGCTCAAAAATATCCACCAGAAAATAGGTCTGGAATTTTAACTACTTTTGTTGGAATCAATACTCATGATGATTACATATATGCTAGGAATCATAACTTTAGTAATGGTGATGTTGTAAAATATTCTTGTGAATCATTTTCAAATAGAATTGTTGGGTTGAATACAGTAACTCAATATAAAGTTAATAAAGTTTCTGAGGATAAATTTAAACTTGCTGATATTGGTCCTGCTAAAGATACTAATTATTCAGTTTCAGCTGAATTTAGAAGAACTGATAGATTAACATCACATACTTATGTGAGTGGTGCTACTTCATGGCAACAGGTAGATGATGCATCTACTGCTAATGGTTTTGTTGGAATATGGCTTAGAAATTTAATAGTTGGTGCAAAATATAGGATTTCTCTAAGAGTTGACAATAATGCTGTTCTTGATAGCGGTTCTTATAACCATAGGATACATCCTTTTGCTTCTCCTTTACTTAGAACAAACTTTACTGATTGGGAAGGAACTCATACTGGACTTCTTACTGAAGAGTTTATTGCAACAACTGAAAATGACGATGAATTTTTGTTCTATGCCAATGCAATTACAGTTAATGTAAGTGATTTTAAGGTAGAATTACTTGATCTGCCTGTTGATAATTATAGAAATAAGACATATATTAATATGTCTACAGTTGGAGTTGGTACTCATACATTCAATTACCCAGAAATTAAAGTAAATATTGATGGTGTTACTGCTGTTAGTGTTGGTGCTACTGACACACCTTCATATACTATTGCTAAAGCACATGCAATTGCAAAAGGAAAGGTTGATAATGTCTTTATTAGAAAAGGTGGAGTAGGATATGGCGTTACCAATATAGTCAATCATATTAGACAACCACAAATTTCCTTATTAACTGGAAAGGATGCAGTTATTGGTATATCTATTGGATTTGGTGGTATTGTAGATAGTGTTAATGTTATAGATGGTGGATCTGAATATACAACTCCACCAGTTCTTGAGGTTGTTGGTCCTGGTAAGATGGCCAAATTAAAAGCAAATATTGTTGATGGAAAAATAGACTCGGTAACTGTTATTGATGGTGGAAAGAATTATGTTCAGGGTAAAACTACTATAAGAACTACTCCTGCTGGATTGGGAGCATTATTTAACTGCAATATTCATGAATGGAAAATTAATAATGTAAAAAGATATGAACATGTGATAGATGATAGTACTTATAATGCAGTACAACTTAGATCGACTAAGGGGAATAAACTTGCTGCTTTCTTCGTACCTAAAAAAATTCGTGAAGATATTGGTGATAATTTAAAGAGTAATGGTGAAGAAAAACCAGTAGAAGAAAGACAACATTCAAAAATTATTGGTTGGGCTTACGATGGAAACCCAATTTATGCTCCATACGGAAAAGATTTCAGTGCTAATGAAATTAGACCAATGAGGTCTAGTTATGTTTCCAATCCAATTTCAGATACTGGTATTAGACCAAGTTATCCTAATGATTATTTTATAGAAGACTTCTATTTTAGTAAAGGAAGTGGAGATTTAGATGAATATAATGGTAGATGGGAATTTAATGATGATTATCCTGATGGAATTTACTGTTACTATTCTACTATAAACGATTCTACAAGTTCTAGTCCAAAATTCCCATATTTACCATTTAAGCATCATAATGAATCTGATTCATTTAATTACAATACATTAATTGATCAATCTGATGAATATATTAATACTGGGGAATATAAGAGAAGTATAACTCACTTAGGATTCGATAATCCTACTACTAAGTATAAGTTTGTATCTAATCAGTTAGCATCAAACCCACTTATAAAGATTGATGCAATAAAATCTTCTGGAATAACAACTGTATTTGTTGATGATCCTGGTGATTCTTATAAAGTTGATGATACCTTAACATTTACAAATTCTAGTGCAGTAGGTGGATCAATTGATGAAATTGTTGGTAAAAATATAGTATCTATAGCAACAAGTGCGATAACATCAGATAATTTGACATTTGCTATTAAAGGTAAAACTGTAACTGCTTTTAGCACTGTTCCTCATAATTATATTGATGGTGATTCTGTTGAAATTGCTGGTATTAGTTCTGCTTTCTATAGTTACATTGAAGGAAATAGAACAGTAGGTGTAAAAACAACTACAACCACGGTATCTGTTGCTATTGCTGCAACTACTACTACAGGAATATCTACATTTATATCTCTTGCTGAACCAACTAATACAGATAGATTTAAAGTTGGTGATGTAATTGAAATGCAGAATGAGCAAATGTTGATCCTTAATAAGGATCGTTATAATGACAGATATAGAGTTGCTAGATTACATAATGGTACTAGTGGCACTAGTCATGCGGTAAGTGTGGATGTTGTTAAAAAACCATTAGAATTTACTTTCCAAGTAGATAAAACTACTCAAAATAAGAATATATCAGAAGTTAAAAAGTTCAATTTTGATGGCCAAAGATCTGTAGGAATAGGTAGCACTGCTGTTGATGTAATTGTTGGATATGCTGGTAGTTTTACTCAAAGTAAGACTGTACCAGCAAGAGCAATTTATGCACCAAATCACCCATTTGTAACTGGACAGGAATTGTCGTATGTTGCTGTTGGTAGTACTTTAAAGGGAACTAGAGAATATGGTGGAACTGAAATGGATTTCAAAGATTTCACCAAGTTATATTGCGTTAAATTGAGTGATGAATTTATTGGAATAGCAACAGAAAAAACAGGAGTATCTCAAGAACTTGGATTTACAACATCTCGTGTTTATTTCTCAACAGTTAATGGTAGTGATCATAGATTTGAGTCTATTCCTGAAAATATAAAGGGTAAATCGATAAAGAGAGAAGGTAGAATACTTTTAGATTCAATCCATTCATTGAAGTTAAATGATGTTATTTCTTTAAATGTCACTTCTAATAGAACAGACTCAATAACATTTAAGTATAATGATGCTATTAAGAAACTAACAACAAATGAAAATCAATTTGTTTCAACTGCTGTTACCACAACTACTCATGAAATTACTATTGAAGATCACAAATTAAAAACAGGTGATATAATTGTTTATAGTTCATCAAATGTAGCAACACCATTGGTTAATAATGGAATTTATTATGCTGTTAGAATATCTGATAACGTAATTAGACTTGCAGAAAATGCATATAATGCAAATAAACCTGCATATGAAGGTATTAAGTTTACAACTCAAGGGTCAGGAACTCATACAATTGCTAGTGTCAATCCACCTTTAAGTTTCTATAGAGGTAGTATCTTAACTATAGATGTATCTGATTCTAGTTTAACTAATTATGATATTAATTTATATTATGATAAAGGATTCATATCTAAATTTGATTCATCTTCAATTACAAGAGAAGGTGCATTTGGTGATGGCAGTTCTGGAAAAATTATTTTAGATATTGATGAATCATTCCCAGATAACATTTACTATCAAATTGAAGGTGTTGGTTCAAATTATACAAACACATATGAATCTGCTACCAATACTGAAGTAAAAAATTATTCAAATATCAATATAGTTGAATCATTATTTAATAAGGATCATAAAGTTTCTGCTGGTATTGGTACTACTACATTTGCTATTACTTTGGTTGGAGCTGCTGAAACCACTTCATATTCTACTAGTGGATTTAGTAGTGCATTCTATACTACAAAATCTAAAACAGAAAAAGGTGGAATTTATTCTGTAAAAATTAATAATATAGTAGATACTGATACTTTAAGTAGAATAGTTTCTATTGCAACTACTGATGGTTCTGAAGCTATATTTTCCGAAGAATCTAATGAAATAGGTCAAATAAATGGAGTTCAAATTACAGATCAGGGACTTGAATTTTCTAATGACAATACATTGGCACCTAAAGCAGATCCATTTGTTGTATTGAAATTAAGAGATGTATATACTCTAGATTCTATTGGAATTACTACAGGAGGAAATAATTATACTTCACCACCAATAACAGTTGCTATTGGTAATACTATAATCCAAACTGATACTCATTTACTTGGAAATTCAGTATCTGAAGTTGATATTGTTCAAAATGATACTGGTATTTCTCAAAATATAAAAATAATTCCAACTGTTAACTCAAATGGTGTTGCTGCAATAGGTGCAACTTGTGATCAATTCCAAACTAACGAAATAAAAATAAGAGAACCTATTGCTGGATTTACTAGTGAAAATTTCCCATTTGCTATAGGTGATAGCATATATGTTGAAAATATAGACATAACTGGTGATGGTGATGGATATAATTCTAGTAATTATGGTTATCAATATTTTACAGTTACAGGAATTAATACACTTGGTGGTAATGCAAGTGTTAAGTATTCTATTTCTGGTATAGGAAGTACTGCAGGTAATTATGACAACACAAGTGAATTTGGTAGAGTAATTAAATCAGAAGATTTAGCAGGATTTGAAGTAAATCTTAAAAAAGTTAAGTTCCTAGAAGGAGAAAAAATATCATCTGCCGATGGTTTATCATATGGTTATGTTGCTAAAAATGGTTGGAATTCATCTTCCCAAACATTAAAATTGAGGAATGTTATTGGTAAATTTAAAGAAAAGGAAAAAATTGAAAGTTCTCTTAGAAGTTCTAAATCTATAATTCAAAGTGTATATGATTTTAATTTTGATTTAGAAGTGGATAGTTTAGTATCTAAAGCAACAAATTGGCAAACAGATAAAGGAAAATTGAGTCATAATGACCAAAGGTTGCATGATAATGATTATTATCAAAGATTCTCTTATGCAATTAAGGGTGAGGTTCCTTATGACACTTGGAAAGAACCAATTACAAGTTTAGGACATATATCTGGTTATAAACCATTTGGAGATTTGGAAATTGTTCCAACAGCTTCTCTTGCAGGTATGAGTACATTTGTAGGTGATATTTCCTTAAAAGTTGAAGTTAATAGTAATGCTTCTGTTTGGGATAGGTATTATTATGATATGGCACTTGAAGATTCAGATACTACAACTGAAACTTTATCCAAGATTATTACTTTTAAAGGAAAGGTTCTTACTGATTATAACGAATCTAAAACAAATAAAGTTCTACTATTAAAGGATATTAGTGATCAATTTACTGGATTTACAACTGCTACTGGTGGGCAAATTGTAGGATTGAGTACATTTGCACTTTATACCATTGATACTCCAGGTCAACCAAGCACAGGAGTAAGTACTGAAAGATTATTCTATAAAACAGTTCAACCTTCTGTTGGGATTGATACTTCTACTGGAATAATAACAATTAATGATCATGAATTTAATACTGGTGAAGAATTAAATTATACTGCTGATACAACTGCAATTAAAGTTGATAATGGTGGAGGTGGTCAAGTTTCATTAGGAAGTAAAGTTTATGCAATCAAGCAAAGTAAAAATACATTTAAAATAGCATCTAGCAAATCTAATGCAAATGCTGGAACTGCTCATACTATTACAAATACAGTTGGAGTAGGAAATACTCATGTATTTGCTGTTCCTCCAGAATTAGCTACCAATAGAGTCATGATTTCTATTGATAATATCATACAAAGTCCATTAGCATTTGTATCTAATTTGTCTGTTGGTTTGCAAACTAGTGCTGGTATTGGAACTGTAACATTATTCTTAGATGATACTGCTAAGATAAAAGGTAATTCTTTACTTAAGATTGAGGATGAAATTATAAAGGTTAATTTAGTTGGTATTGGAACTACACCTGGTGATGCAACCGTTAGTTTAGGATCTACACAGGCATTAAGTGTGACTAGAGGTGTAATGGGTACTGTGGCTTCTGCACACACTACTGGTGCAGGTGTAACTGTCCTTTCTGGTGATTATAGAATTCAAGATGGTAGTATTCACTTTAGTGATGCTCCATATGGATATAATGCTGGTATAGGATCTACAAGCATATTCAGTAATAAGTCAAGTTTTGATGGTAGATCTTTCTATAGATTAAAGTATGATAATAACTTTATTTTTGATGATATATCCGAAAGTTTTGATAGTCAAGAAGATAACTTCTTCATTACATCCAATAATGTTGCGGTATCTGGTATAACAACAAATTATGGGTTCCTATTAGTTAACAATATATTCCAAGATCCACATCATGGAGAGGGTGGATCATCTTTGAATAAATCTGATTATTCTATTACGGGTACTGGAAACTCTATAACATTTGCTGGTACTTATGTTCCAACTGGAAAGATAGCATCTGCCACTCAAGACCTTCCACAAGGTGGAATAATAAATGAGTTTGATGTTAATCCTGGATCTGGGATACAGTCCTCATTCAGAGCGACTGCAACGTGTGTAATAGGTGTTGGTGGTACGATTGCATCTGTAAGCATTGGAAATAGCGGAACAGGGTATCTAGAGGCACCTAGTGTAAGTGTTGCAACAACTGAGTCTCATTATGAACATAGATTTGTAAGTGCAGGTACTAATTCAGTTACAGATAATGGAAGTGGAACACATACACCAACATACGCAACATATGATTCAACAACTGGAAATTTGGTATTAACCATTCCCGATCATGGACTGACTACAAGTAATACAGTAGCAATTGCCAATGATACATTAGAATTCCAATGTTCTAGAGACAATTATACTAGCAATAAGACTTATCCAAGATCAACCGATCCAGTTTCTGGTATACAAACTGCTATTACTGCGAAAACTGATGATACTATAACAGTCAATGTTGGAGCAGGAGCAGGTATTGGTGCTTCTGTAACTGCTACAATTTCTAATGGAATGGTTAGTGGATTAACAATAGCAAATGCAGGAACTGGTTATACATCAACTGATATGCCTACAATTATCATTGATGCACCTTCTCCTTGGAAGAATGTACCATTAATTGGTGGAAATGGATCTGGAGCTACTGTCGATCTTACCGTAGGAGTAGCAGGTAGTGCTATATCTTACAATTTGAATGATCCTGGAGTTGGATATTCTGTTAATGATGTATTACATATAGATCCACCATATACACCAGGAATTAGTACTTCTAGATTTACTTTAACTGTTAATAATAGACATCAAGATAAATTCTCTGGATGGACAGTTGGACAATTATTAGAATTAGATGATTTTAGTAGTTTATTTAATGGATTTAGAAAGAGTTTCTTAATCACAAGAACTATTGTTAATAAAGAATACTATAGTATTCGAGCAATGCAAGATTCTGGAATTGTTGTTGCAAATAATCTTTTAATCTTCTTAAACGATGTTTTACAACAACCAGTTTTAGATTATGAATTTAATGGTGGTACTAGAATAAAATTTATTGAAGCACCAAAAACTGGAAGCAAACTTAGAATATATTTGTATGTTGCTTCTTCAGAGGATTATTTAAGTGTTGATGTTGATGAAACAGTTAAAGAAGGTGATGGATTAACTTTACAAGAATGGAGAACTGATGATGCAACTATGTCTCCAAGATGGACTATGGGGCAAGATGAAAGAAAGATTTATGAATTGTTATCTATGGACTCTGTTCAAACACAAGTTTATGGTGGAGTTGGAATTAGAACAGATGGTTTTGAAAGACCAATTAAATGGTCTAAACAGACATCAGATATGGTTATAGATGGTGTATCAATTTCAAAATCTAGAGTTTCTTGGGCTCCTCAACTAACTCCATCTACAAATATTATTACAGATGTTAGTTCAACTGATACTAAGATATGGGTGAAGAATACATATCCAACATTCTCGCATACTGATGATTTAGCACAAAATTTAAATGATATTAGAATTGTTTCTCAAGATGCAACTCGACCTGCTTTTGCTACTGCTAGTGTGTCATTAAGTGGAACCATTTCTACTATTACTATTACAGATGGTGGATTTGGATATACATCTGCCCCTCAAGTTTCTATACAACCAATGCCAGAACAAGGTTATGGAGTAGGAACAACTGCTACTGCTACTGCAAACATAACTGCTGGAATTGTTACTTCGATTACTTTGACTAATGTTGGTGCTGCATATAGTAGTGCAAATCCACCAGTGGTATTAATTGAACCAGAAGGAACTGTTGAAGAAAAAATTGAGAAAGTTACTTATGATGGTGACTATGGGTTAGTAATTGGAATTCAAACAGCAACTATTACTAATGCTGGTGTCACAACACACCAGATAATATATGATTTAATTCCACATCCAAATATTGTTGCAGCAAAGACTAAATCAGGTCTTGCAACTGGAGATTACTTTGTAATTGATAACACAACTCTTGGTTCACCTAGTATTGGAGTTACTGCTGTTGGTGTTAATACTGCTATCACAGTAGGTATTGGAACACAGTTCCTTAATAGTGTATATCAAGTATACCATCATGAGCATCAACCAACTGGTGCAGGGTCATCTACTGTTCGTGTTACGTGTAATGTTCAGGATCATCAAGTAGGAATAACTACTGTTGGTTTAGCAACTGTTATTCCTGGAGCAACTGGGCATGAGAACGCAGGTACTTATACTTGGGGTGTTATAAATGTAACTAGAAATGCTAATTCTAAGTCATTTAATGCTTATACTCAAAATGGTGTAGGCAATCTTAATGACTCAAATTATCAAATTGGACTATCAACTAGTGCCTATATCTCTAGACTATTGGGTCTAAGAGAAACAACATAATCAAAATACTGTATAAATAATCAAAAAACTATAGCAATGCCAGCAATAATCTCTGATCAGTTTCGAATATTGAATGCTGAAACTTTTGTACAAAGTTTTACAGGCATTGGGACAACTGCTAATTATTACACATTTTTAGGACATCCCAATCCTGCCAACGTTAGTATTCCAAATTATGGTGATGCTGATTGGCCACAAGAACCATACGATTCCTTTGAACAGGAGTATTCCTATCATGACAGCATGATGTTTATGAAGAGGATTACTTCAGAAGACATTGCTAGAGTAGTTCCAAGATATGATTGGCAGTCTGGATCTACTTATGACATGTACAAACATAATTATGATAATGACAACAGAGCTCCACAATTATCGGCTAGTACGTTATATGAAGGAAAATATGTTGTTATCAATTCTGAGTATAAGGTATATCTTTGTATAAACAATGGTCAAGATCCAGAAAATCCTCGTGGGAAAAAGTCAGTAGTTGAACCGAATTTTGTTTCTACAATACCTCAAGCTGCTTCTGTTACAGCACAAGATGGGTATGTATGGAAATATCTCTATACTATCTCTCCTGCTGATGTTATAAAATTTGCTACTGAAAAATATATACCATTACCAAAAAAATGGGGAAATTCTACTACAGAAACAGTAAAAAATGCTGCTGAAACTGGAAAAGTAGAAACTATAGTTATTAAAAATAGAGGAATTAATTATACTTTAAAGGAAGGATCAACAGTTAGACTTCCCATTCTTGGCGATGGTAGTGGTGGTGAAGTTACTATAACAATTGCAAATAATGAGGTATCTACTGCTACTGTAACTGCTGGTGGAAAAAATTATACTAGAGCATTTGTAAGAATGGTTACTGGTGCTGTGGGATTGAATGTAGATGGAACTGGAAATGCTATTACAGTTGATTCAGGTCTAAATGCAACATTTGAAATTCCAATTCCACCAAAAGGTGGTCATGGATATGACATTTACAGGGAATTGGGTGGTCATAGAGTAATGGTTTACTCTAAGTATGATACTAATGCTGATTACATTATTGGTAATAATTTCTCTAGAATAGGAATTGTAAAGAACCCAACCGTATTTGCTAGTAAAACTGAAGTATTGGATGTGTCAACTGCAACTACTCTTAGTGCATTGAAAATGGCAAATCCAGAAATTGGTGATTATCCAAATAATGAAATAATAACACAAACTGTTGGTGTTGGTTCTACTGCAGTTGGTTATGTTGCTTCTTATGCTAGTGATACTGGTGTTTTGAGATACTATCAACCATCAGGTCTTTCCGAACTTAGTGGTTATGGTTATAAAGTCTTAGATTTTACTAATTCCACGCAATCTGGTATTGGGACAGTGATCAACGTAGGAGTGGGTACTGCTTTGAGTATAGATAATACATTCGATGGCTCAACTCAAACTATCAACAATAAAGTTATTCAGTTTGGTCAAACTTTTGATAATGGAAAAGCAAATCCTGATGTTGAACCATATTCTGGTGAAATTATCTACATTGACAATAGAGCACCTATAACAAGGTCTAAATCACAAAAAGAAGAGCTAAAAATCGTAGTAGAGTTCTAACAAATGACACAAAATACCAATTTAAACGTATCGCCATATTTTGACGATTTCGATGACAGTAAAAATTATAACAAGGTGTTATTTAAGCCTGGATTTCCTATCCAAGCAAGGGAACTTACTACGCTGCAATCAATACTTCATAATCAGATAGAAAAATTTGGTCAATATTTTTTTAAAGAGGGTTCTGTTGTAATTCCTGGTGGTGTAAGTTATGATACTAATTATACTTCAGTAAGAGTAGAGTCATCTTTTTTAAACGTACCAGTTAATTTATATACTAGCGTATTAGCAACAAATAATATTAAAATTAAAGGAGAAACTTCTGGAGTTATTGCTACAGTTGTAAACAAACTTACTGAAGTAGAGTCTACCGATAAGTTTGACACATTGTATGTTAAATATACTTCTTCGGGTACTGATAATAGTACTAGAGAATTTTTGGATGGAGAAAATTTAATAACACTTAGTGATATTGATTATGGTAATACTAAAATTGAAACAAATGCTACTTTTGCTAAGTGTATTGATGCTGGTGCAACAAAAACTGGATCATCTGCTTCAATCAGTGAAGGAATATATTTTATTAGAGGATATTTTGTAAAAGTTCCTAAAGAAACATTAATATTAGATCAATATACCAATTCTCCATCATATAAAGTTGGATTTAGTGTATCAGAAAATATTATTACTGCTACATCAGTAAATAAAGATTTATATGATAATGCTCAAGGATTCTCAAATGAGGCTGCTCCTGGTGCAGATAGATTTGCTATTGAATTAAAATTAGCAAAGAAACTCCTAACAGATGCTGATGATAAGAATTTTATAGAATTACTTAGAATTCAAAATGGTGAAGTATTTAAATTCGATAGAGGTGAAGATCCACAATTTGCATTTGTTGAGGATGCATTAGCAAAAAGGACATTTGATGAATCTGGTGACTATTATGTAAAACCATTTTCTATTGATGTTAGAGAAAGTCTTAATGATAGATTGGGAAATAGAGGATTATTCTTTGAAAACGAATTGACTCAAAACGGAAATACTCCTTCTGATGAATTTTTCTGTTTAAATATTTCTCCAGGTAGAGCATATGTTAAAGGTTATAGGATAGATAATCCATATACAACTGCTTTAGATGTTCCTAAGACAAGAACTATAAAAACAAAAGAGAATGCCACACTTCCAATTCAGATTGGAAATGTAGTAGAAATCAATAATACTTTTGGAGCTCCAATTACTGGATATGGAACTACTCAAAGCACTGTCAATTTATTGAATAAGAGATTGGCAGATACCAAATATCCAGAATCTGGAACAGAAGTTATCGGTAAAGCAAGGTTATATGACTGGAATCAGAATAGTTCAGGTATAACAACAACTTATGAAACTAGATTATTTGATATCACCACTTTTAGTAAGATATCTCTTACTCTTGAAGCTACTGTACAGGAAAATGACCATGTTAAAGGAAAGTATAGTGGTGCTTCTGGATTTGTAAATTTTGCACCAGGAACTGAGAGTATTGCTGGAATTGGTACTACAACCACATCATTAACACTACAAGACGTAAAAGGTAGTTTCCAAGTTAATGAACCATTAATACTTAATGGTAAAGAAGTTGGTAGAAATGTTGGTGTTGTTACTGATTATTCATTTGATGATATTAAAGCAATTCATAGAAATAGCCAAGGGTTGGGATTTATTAGTCAAGTTGGAGTTAATACATTTGCTGCTGACTTATCTTTAACTAGAAAACGAGTATTTGATATTGGACAAGAATTTTTAATAGAAGCAGGATCAGGAAATTATCCTTCTCAAACATCTACTAATTGTACTGCTAATGGTATAAAAGATTTTAGAAAATATATTAAAGTAGGTGATTTAATATCATATCAAGGTACTCAATCAAATGTATATAAAGATACTAATGTTAACCAAGTAACTGCAATTGGTGTTGGTGGAACAAACTTTAGTATGGTAGGTATTGCAACTGTTGCTGGAGTACTTGATGGTGCAGTTTATAATACTTCACCACGAGGAGTAGAGGTTCTTGTTCCCACTTTAAGACAAGCAAGTAATCCTGGTTATAGAGTAGATTTCCCTGAAGACTACATTTCTTCCGTAAATCTCTTAGATTCTTCTTACATAGTTAAGAAACAATTCACTACTACTTCAAGTGCTACAGGTACTATTGTTCTTACTGCATCTGATATTGGTGATGATGACCTTTATTTCGAACCATTCACTGAAGATAATTACATTCTGACTAAAGTTACTGGAGAAAAGGTAGATTTGTATAGTAGTCAAGTTACTATTGCTGCTGGAAATAAACAGATAACAATTACAGGAATAGTAGATGGAGGAGTAGTTGCTAATAGATCTCATACATTGACTGCTACTCTTAAGAGAACTAAATTGGCATCTAAAGAGAAGAGTATTACTAGATGTAGATCATTGATTGTTAATAAATCATCAGAAACTGGTGCTGGTATAGGAACAACTACATTTAATGATGGACTTACATATGATCGTACATATGGATTAAGAGTACAGGATGATGAAATTTCATTAAATTACCCTGAAATTCATAGAGTTTTGGGAGTATTTGAATCTAATGATAATAATCCAGCAAAACTTCCATCAATAACAGTTAATAATGCTTCTGATGTATTCAATAGCAATAATGTTGTTATAGGTGAACAATTTATTGGAAACAATTCTGGTGCTCTTGCTAGGGTTGCTGTAGTTTCAAGTGCTACTAAATTAGAATTTGTATATGAAAATCAAAATGAATTTGAAATTGGTGAGACAATTACTTTAAAAACTTCTGGAATAGTTGCTGACATTAACATACTTCAAAAAGGAGATAGAAATATTGCAAAAAATTATGATTTAGATAAAGGTCATAGAAAAGAATATGTTGATATTGGTAGAATTATTAGAAAGAAACGTATTGATGCACCAACAAGACAACTTAAGATAATCTTTGACCATTATTCAAATGTAGAAGTTGCTGGAACTATAGAGACAGTTTCTAGTTACACTGGATTAAATTATCGTACAGAAATCCCATATGTTATAGATGCTAGAGCATCAGATTTCATGGATCTAAGACCTAGAGTTGCTTCATATTCTGGTTCTGGATCACCATTCACTTTCAACAAGAGAGATTTTACAGCATCTGGAAATGAGAATTTAGCTACAAATCAAACTGTTGTCTCTGATTATGGTTTCTATCTTGGAAGAAAGGATAGATTATATCTAACAAAAGATGGTACATTTGAA